AACAACGTCAGCAAAAAAGGCGGGTGAATGGGGTCAAAATCTTTGGATTTCTCATTACTGCAAGCTACACAAACTAAAAACTCAACACAACAACACTTGTAAAGAATTTAAGAGATGAAAACAGCAATAACAATTACAACGATTAGACAAACAGGAATGGATAGTTATAAGGACGTAAGGCTTACTAAAATATTTCCTGATGAAGCAACACTACTCGATATTAAAGCATGGATTCATTCAATTCATAAATCTAAAATAGATGTATCTGAAATTAGTTTAGCCGATGCTGAAATATCAGATGTTGATACTTCTTTAAATAAACCTTAACCATGTCCACACACTCAACAAAATGGAATAGAATGAACGTGAATGAGCCTCTTAGACGAGCCATTCAGTACGTCAAAGAAACTTACTACCTTAGTGGGGTTAAACTCACTCCTAACATTCCTAAATCAGTTAAATCCGTCTATCCTGAGGGGTGGAAACAAACAAGTTGAAAAGATGAATGAAATTGAAAAACTAAAAGAAGAGGAATCTCACATTATAAGGTTGTTAGAATTGAACCGATCAGATCAACGAAAGTTAAATCTTAAAGAGTTCGTTCTTAAACACAAAATACAGATTGGCGATGTTGTTAAATATCCCGATGGGAAAAAAACTATAAAAGCATTAGTTGATCGTGTTGAATATTCGGGAACTGAGCCACGTAGATTTGTAGTTAAGTTATACAATGCAAATAATAGTGTTGGATTAAGAGAGGCAAAAATATGGGAGTTTGATGTTGAAAAAGTTGTTGTAATAGACCACGTTAAACAAACTCACTCCTAACATTCCTAAATCAGTTAAATCCGTCTATCCTGAGGGGTGGAAACAAACAACGGTTGAGTATAAGCGTAGTGCTTATACTGAATTTAATTTGAAACACTAAAATTTAAAAATATATGAAAAATTTAATTGAAAAACTGAAAGCATTACGCTTATACTTTGTTAGCAACAGGTTTGTTATCAAAGATTTGAATGAAGAACAATGGTACGTTCGCACGTATAAAGGACACAAAGCACCCAACTTTGTTAGTTGCACTGGCTATGCTAAAAAGTATAGATGTTGGTTATTGGCTAAAATACGTGCGATGCAGTTGGGTAGTTGCAAGGTGGAAACAAACAACTAATAATTAACAACATGAAACTATCCAACAATCAAATCCGAGCAATCATAGATCAGATTGCAAGCAAAGAGCAAATTAAACTTGATGCCGAGTATAAAAAAGAAAAGGAGGCTATTCTTAAAATAAAAAAACCTTTGGCAAAGAAATATTTTGCATTGTATAGCAAACTCCCCCTTGAATTAAAAAAGCTACTAAAAAATTATGATGGAATTTCTGAATCGTCTATCTTAGATTCTATAACAAACGTCAAAGTAAAGCGTTTTGATCGCAACGATATGTATAACAAGATTATTATTGCTTCGATAGATTCGAAAGATTTAGATGAATTAAAAAAGAAACTGAAAATATCCATCTAACCCCATGATCCAAACAAAACCATTCTACTCATCATACACCATCAACTTAGCGATTCAGAATAACTCATTAAGTGAGTTACGTTCGATCCATGAAGCTATCGGAATAGGTGATATGACTCAATCTAATTTAGATTATCATTTTAGAAGTTGGAGAGATTCTAACGGAAGTAATAAGCATTGGTGGAAATTACGGATTAGGCTACTAACCGCTATTGTGAATCATATTCACTTTAGTACGCTAAGAAATTTACCATGTGTAACGCAACAATTGGAGGAGGTTAATTGAAGATGGAAAAAAAACCTAAATGTTATAATTGCAAGTTTAAAAGTCCTGCATTTAAAATTAAAAATCTAACGCACCATCATTGCCAATCACCAACATATCAAAAACAATACGAACAAGGCGACTCACCTAGTCCTTGGGAAACTCTAAGAGTATTTAGTGATACTTGCAATGAACATGAATTTAAAATAACTCAACCCCATGAAAAAAACTAAAACATTATTCGACCAAGCCATTGAGATTATTGAGGCGGGAGGGGATGTGTATGATTTGTTGTTAAAACAATTCGATTCTAAACAACACTGTTTCTTTAACGATACTACTCGATTTAGATATGGTGATATTGAATGTGGATTATGGGAGTTTGGACTTACTATCATATACACCCGCCTACTCCTAGCCCGTGAACTTTGGAATGATGGTCAAGAAAAGTATTGGAAACAAGGCTTGTTTAAGTAAAATTGATTATGTTTGTGGTCTAATATTAACACGATGTGCGAATCGTTACTAATCATTTATAGCCTAGTAAGGGGGATGTGTCGCACCACTGAACCCGTACTAGGCTTATTTATTTATGGCTAAAACTTATTACGAAAAACTGAAAGACCCACGTTGGCAAAAGAAAAGATTAGAAGTATTTGAGAGAGATGATTTTGCTTGTAGAAAATGTAAATCTAAAGAAGCTACATTAAATGTTCACCATAAAAGGTATGCAAAGAATGGCGATCCTTGGGGAGTTGAGTTGGAAGACTTAATTACATTTTGTGAGGATTGTCATAAAAATTACGAAGACAATAAAAAAGAAATAACGGAGGCTTTGATCGAATGTAATTATTTTTTTGATATTGTGGATGTTGATATTAGGTTAGAGGATTTAATAAGGTCTATTTATATGCGACCGTATTACGGTGAACTATTCCAAAAAATTATATCTAATATTGATGAAGAGGTGGTCGAGGCTTACGAGTATGGTCAAAAACATGGAGTTGATTCATGTAAAAATAGATAGTTATGGTTGGAGGTTGGATTAAATTACATCGAAAAATCATAGACTCAGGATATTTTACTGATTCATTTGCGGTGCATTTATGGGTTTATTTACTGATTGAAGCCACTCACGACAAGCGGAAGACTATTTTTAACGGTAAAATTGTAGAACTTAAAGAAGGTCAATTAATTACGGGTCGTAAAAAGATTGCTCAACAGACTGGAATAAGTGAACAAGTAATTAGAAAATGGCTACAATTATTTGAAGATAACCAACAGATAACCATCGAAAAAACCAACGCAGGTAGTTGTATATCAATAATTAACTATAAATTATATCAAACAATTAACCAACCAACCAACCAACCATTAACCAACGGTCAACCAACAACCAACCAACGATCAACCACTATACAAGAATGTAAAGAAGGAGAAGAATTAAAGAAGGAAAAGAAGGAAGATGGTGTGGTCGTGAATAAATTCACCCCTCCCACTGTTTCGGAAGCCATTAGTTATTTTTTTGAAAAGGAATCAACTAAAGATGATGCTGAAAAGTTTCACGACCACTTCACTTCAAATGGTTGGTTGGTTTCAGGAAAAGCAAAAATGAAGGATTGGCAAGCCTCAGCAAGAAATTGGATTAAAAACTCTAAAAAATGGAATAAAGATAATGGAACAAAACCCTCAAGACAATCAGCAACTATCCAAGACTTCAAAACAAAATACGCAGGTCAGTCATGGATTAATGACGAACCCAATAATTAACGCTCAATCATTCAAAAAGATTCGTGAAATACCTAACCCCGAAGAACCAATCGGAAAAACCATTTTAAGAATTTGCCACATGATAGGGGTGGTAGGTGAACTTTTACCCGATACGATTCAAGTCTGCGAATGGATCGAAGGCATTAGAAAATACTACCCTCAATACGCTCCTGAAGAATTATATTTAGCCTGCGAATTAAACCACTACGGAAAGTTTCACACCAAAGTAGAACACTACGGAAAGTTTTCAATCGACTATCTATCAAACTGTTTGAAACTTTACGAAGAAAAAAAGCAGGCTGAAATATTAAGGGAGAAAACCAAGATCGAACCACATACTCAGCGCAAAGAAATCGGTTACCATAACGGGCGGGCTTACTACATCGAGATCGAGAAATGGGTTAAGTCAACGGGAAAGTTACCTTTGTTTTGGGATTGGGGTAAGTGCTATGAATTTCTGTTAGAGAATGGGGATTTATCGCAGGACTTTCCAAAGTCGAGGATGCTCGAAATTTTTGAACGGTTCAAAAACAAGGGAATGAGCGAGGCTACTGTTGGTCGTTTTGCTAATCAATCAGAAAAGCAACTAGGCAAAATGATTGAATTTGATTTACTTTCATTGGATAATGTGGTTAAACACGAATGCCGTAAGTACGTAGTTCAACAGTATTTAACTAAGAAATTTGAGATAACTAATTAAAAAATAAGGATATGAGAAACGAAAAAGAAATGTTAAATTCATTTATGCCACTACTTGAAAAGGAATGGGAGGCAAGACTATTTATTGATTCTGCAATAAAGAACAAAGCAGAATACACCCTAGAAGCTATTGCAAGAGCTTTGAGTGGTAAAAAGAAACTTTCGATTAGGTATTGCGAAGACAAAAAACCGTTTGAATTTACTGAGCATCTTCAAGGAGATGGAGAAGGTAATGTTTGGATAAAGCAAACTAGACAATACAGAATACAAATGAAAATGGAAGAGTATTGTTTCTTTGGAAATAACATGATTGAGATATGGTTAAAGATCATTGATTTTTGGGCGGGTAAAGTTTCAATATTTCCTTGTGGCGGGGCTGGTTTTCCGAATGATAAATTTAGTTGTATTCATGAAGATGAGTTAAAAACATCTAATCCATGAACCAAAAAGAACGCAACCAAGTAATGATTTCACAACTCGAATCTAAACTCAAGTCATTGAAAAACAATTTGAAATTCATGGATGAGGGTGAAGATAAAACTAAACTCCGATCAGATATTCACCGTTGGGAGGTTCATCTATGCCAGTTACACAAAGAACGGGATGACCTTAAATCGGATAAGGATGTCATGGAGTTAGATTTGATTGATGGGAAATTAGGATTGAAATAAAAATAGAAACAATGGAAACAACAACTAAACGGAATGGTCGACCACCAAAAAAGGTAAATGAAAAACGTACTTCTTTTTGCTCGGTACGATTAACACCAGTAGAAAAAAAGGTAGTAGAAGATTTGGCAAAAGATTGCGGAATATCTATAACTAAACTATTTAGGAAAATGATGTACGAATATGTGAATAAAGACTTAATTAAAAAACTTTAATATATTTGCCCAATGCCTATTTTATACTTGCCTACTGAAATATTTAGCGATCAGATAGACATCGAAAATAATCGTAAAATGAACCTGTCCAAACAAGATGCCGTGAATATGCAGAACAAAGTCGATTCAAAGAAAGGCTCAGGGCTTTGTTTTAAAGGCTCTATTGCAACGATCAAGCCTAAAGACAAGGGTAAGCCTAAGCCGAAAGAAAAGGATGCGTTAAAACCCGTTAAAATCGTTTTAGCCAAAAATAGACCAATAGGACTGCGTTACATCGAAAAGCAATTAGCATTGGCGGGGTTTGTTGTGGTTACTGAATTTGAATTTGCTAAACCTCGAAAGTATAGGGCTGACGTTTCGATTAATATCATTACGCCAAAAGGATTACAGAAAATACTGATCGAATATGAGGGGCTTGTATCATCAAAATCTAGGCATACTACCTTAACGGGTTACACAAACGATTGCGATAAATATAACTTAGCGACATCGCTTGGGTATAAAGTCTATCGTTATACTGCATTGAATTATAAAAACATACATGAGTTAATTAAATCGTTAGTATAATTATGGAATCAAAGCCTTATAGCGGTGCTATATTCGAGAATAATAACAAAACAAGTACGGGTTCACCATCATTCAGGGGTTATATTTTAGACGATCATGCAAAGTATTCGCTTTCGGCATGGGACGAGTCGAGCGGATCAAATAAAGATGATACGGGTAGGGGCTTCCTATTCGCCAATCCTAACAAGGCAAGTGATAAACACCCCGATCTAATCGGAAAGATTAAAACAATTTACGGGACTGTCCTTTATATTGGAGCATGGAAAAGAATTAGTGAAAAGAATGTTCATTACTATTCAATTAGCTTAAAAAATTGGGATAATCAATTCCAAGAAAATACTAGTATTGTACTGTCATTAGCTTGTAAACAATGGAAGGAAAAAGAATCTCGATAATTCACCCTAGTAGGTGGAGGCATAAAATGGCAAAAAAGGCTCACGATCATTGGATGAGCCTAGCCGATGATCCAAAGTCAATTGAATATATTTTGTCTTTAGATACTTCGGATAATACTTTTATAGATTATCAAGAGGCTTTTATTAATGATGACATTGATACAATGGTTTGTCCAAATAGATCAATAGTTGATGCAGTAAACAACGCAGCTAAAAACGCTCAAGGTGATATTTTTGTAGTGGTTAGTGATGACTTTGAAGCCTTTCAAGGGTGGGATACTGTTATTATTGAAAGGTTGGATATTAAAAGAGCCGAACTACTTCATACTTTTGATACCATCCAAAACAATGTTTGTACTTTGCCGATTTTAACTAAAAAGTACTTTGAACTGTTCGGACATATTTACCATCCACATTATATTTCGATGTTTGCCGATGATGATCTGACCGAATGTGCAAAACTCGTTAACGGATATATTGAAGCCTTTGATCTTGTATTTGCTCACAATCATTGGGTTAATGGTAAGAATCCAAAGGATAAGACCTATGATCGTGAAAACTCAAAAACGGCATGGGAGGTTGGAAAGAGAATGTTTCAACAAAGGAAAGCAAGGAAATTTGATTTAGTTTAAAAAGATACAAATATGGAAGAATGGATAATTAAACACGCTAAGTTCATAGCGTACGCATCTCAATACGGAAAATTAATTCTTTATAAAGGATGCCCGTTTAATGTTGTTAAAATTGAACTATTTCAAGAAGGCAAAAGGTTCAGCATATCTCCATTTGTAGAAGAATTATCAACAATAGAAGTACGGTCAGACGAAGTAAGCACAATAATTACCATTGAATTAAAATGAACCTCACAGTCTGCATCCCAACCTATCATAAACATGAACTCAAGGCAATGAGTTTGATGCAACAGATCGCACAACTCACTAAGGACTTAGATGTTAGGATATTTAAACTACCTAATAAAGGCGAAAAGACAATAGGGGAGTACAGACAAATAATGATCGATCAAGTTGATACGGAATACTTGGTCTTTATTGATGCAGATGATCGGATAAGTCCTAAGTACTTTGAATTGGTGTTTGATGGAATCAGAAAAGGAGTTGATGCCATTGGGTTAAAAGGTGAAATCACAACTAACGGGCAAAGACCGTTTACATTCATCCATTCAAGTAAGTACAAAAAATGGGCTGATGTAAGGGAGAAAGGAAAGTTAACCTATGTTAGACCGATCAACCACCTCAACCCGATTAAAACCTCAATTGCTAGGCAGATCGGTTATAATAACCTAAAGCATGGAGAAGATATGGACTATTCGATGCGGTTAAGTCAATCGGGACTAATTAAATCAGAGCATTTCATCGATCAAGTGATTTATTTTTATCTTTATAATAGTAGGAAATGATCGAACCCGTTATCACATCATTCGGCAAAGGTCATTGGTATCCTAAAGGTATCGAAAGGCTAAAGAAGTCATGCGATCAGTTTGGTGTGAAATGCACGCCTTTTCTAAACTATCCACTAGGATCACCAACGCACGAGCAAATACCGTATGCCTTTAAAATTCATTGTATCAAGGCTCTTAGTGGTTATCACGATGTCATACTTTGGGCTGATTCCTCAGCATGGCTAATGAACGATCCTAAACCGATATTCGACATCATAAAAGAACAAGGCTACATTATCTTTGATAACTTTGGAAATAACAATGCTCATTGGTGTAATGATAGGCAGTTAGGCCATTTTGGATATACAAGGGATGAGGCGGAAAAGCAAAAGCACGTAGTGGGCGGATTGTTTGGGATTAGTTTTAGCCATGTTTTAGGGCAAAGAATTTACCATCAATATTCAAGCCTTGTCGATCTATTTAAAGGCGAATGGTCGAATAAGAACAAAACGGAAAGCCTCGACCCAAGATGTCAAGGATCAAGGCACGACCAATCCATCCTTAGCCTCATTGCAGCTCAAAGAGGTTTGACTATTACCGATCAAAATAAATTCTTTACATTTGATCCAACTCAAAAAGATTGTATATTTGCCTTACAAGGAATGTGAACAATGGGAAACATAATACTATACACAGTTGGAGCGATACTAGGAATAGGATTCCTTTATTGCCTTCAAATTTATATTATCGTAGTTAGGCAGAAATGAAAGAAGCCGATCAATATTTAGAGAGTGCATTTGGTGGTATTTCAGCCGTATGCTATTCAACTAAAGATACCCAAAGAAATAGCTATGCCAATGGGTTTTATGTTGAGAATGATGGTATAGAAGGCGATATAGTAGAATGTGGAATCGCAGCAGGTGGAAACTTTGCTATGATGATCGAGGGGGTGTTATGTGCTAATGCAAAGACTAATAAAACATTTTGGGGTTACGACTCATTCATAGGCATTCAACTTGCAGGATCGAAAGATATGGAGCAGGCAGGCATAGGAGCAATTACACATGATACTAATGTACCATCGGATCAGTTATTAGTTAGTTCGGGAATAACCGTACATAGTGAACAAGAAGTTGTTAATAACCTTAAGAAGTGGGGATTATATGACAAAGTTAAAATCAAACTTGTTAGCGGATGGGTTCAGAAATCTATGCCCGAAGACTCACCCGAAAAGATCGCAATACTTCGCCTTGATATGGATATCTATGATCCTACTATCTTTGTGCTTAGGATGTTATATGATCGCGTTAGTACGGGCGGTGTTATCATCATTGATGATTGGGCATTAGAAGGTGTGAGGGTAGCAGTGCAGGAGTTTTGCAAAGAGAAGGGAATAGTTCCACATCTTAAAACGATTGAAAATAGTACGCCCGTTTATTGGCTGAAGGAATAGTATAGTTATTAAACAAATAAATCTAATAAGTGCCAAAAAAAGGGAAAGTAAATAATCCGAATGGGAGAACTAAGGGTTCACAAAACAAAGACATTGCGCCTATTCGAGAAAAGTTTCAACAGTTGTTGGATGGCTATTCCATTAATGATATGTTAGAGGATTTGTCATCTATTGAACCCGTTGAAAGGCTCAAAATAGTTACAGGACTGGCTGAGTTTGTTATTCCAAAGCTGCAACGTTCACAAATTCAAGGAGAGGTAGAAGTAAAAGAAGTTCAAACCTTCACGATGTTTGGAAGAAAAATCGTATTTTGATCCATATCCTAAGCAGCAGGAATTTATAGAGGCTGCCTTTTCGGGAGATTATACCGTACTAACTTATGGAGGAGCAATGGGAGGAGGAAAGTCCTTTGTTTGTATTCCTATGCTTATCTTTTTATGCAAAGCCTATCCATTATCGAAATGGGTTATTATTAGGGAATCAGTACCAACATTAAAAAAGACCGCTTTAGAAACGTTTAGGAAAGTATGCCCGCCTAACTTCTTGGAAAGTTTCAACCATCAAGAAATGACCGCCACTTTTAAAAATGGTAGTCGTATTATTTTTATGGCTGAAGATTTTCAGAATGATAAGGACTTTGATAGATTTAAAGGGCTTGAGGTAAACGGGTTTTTACTTGAGCAGGTTGAAGAACTGCAAGAAGGATTATTAGATATTTGCCTAATTCGTGCGGGTCGATGGAGAATCGATCCCATGCCAAAGCCTTTGATCCTTGCAACGGTTAACCCTACTCAGAATTGGGTAAAGAAAAGAATCTATGAAAATCATATTAACGGTACTCTGCCTGATGATTGGTTTTATTTGCCTGCAACGATCCTAGATAATCCAATCTTAGCTAATGACGAGCAGTACATGAAGAACCTAACAAGGCTTGATGAGATGACGTATCGCAGGCACATTTTAGGTGATTGGACTGCATTTGATACAAAGAATCGGTTCGCCTATGCTTTTGATGAAAAGAAGCACGTAAAACCATGTAGTTATAACCCACATTTAGAGGTGATCCTTTCCTTTGACTTTAACTGTAACCCCATCACGTGTACGGCTTATCAGGATTATGGGGATCGAATAGAATGCTTTAAAGAATGGGGATTACAAGATTCAGATATTTATACTTTATGCAGGCAAATTAGAGCCGATATGCCAATCAGCACGCTATTCCTAGTAACGGGAGATAGTACGGGCGCAGCAAGGTCAGCCCTCACTCAAGGTAACATCAATTATTATAGTGTGATCTCAAACATCCTAGACCTTGCACCCGCTCAAATGAAACAACACAGGGTTAATTGGTCGCACGCTGATAGTTACGTACTTGTCAATAGTGTCCTACAAAATGGTAATTTTAGTATCGATCCATCATGTACGGGGACAATATTTGACCTTAATCATGTCAAGCTAGAATATAAGGAAGAGAAAATGAAGATACTAAAAGATCGAAAGGATGAAACCCGTAATTCTGACTATTTAGATACGGTACGTTATTTCTGCCAAACATTTAGAGAAAACTTTGTTAAATTCTTTTAATGTAGTACTTTTGGCTTGGCTGATTTTAGCAATATGATGATCCCAATTAGTTTAAATACTTATTGCAATGGCAACTCAGCCCATCTCATTTGTAGCCAATTTTCAATGGTTAACTAGCTATAATGTAACATCAGAAGCGTGGTCGATAGTAGCAAGTAGTACCGATGGTGGAACTGCTAATGTTACATTTTTTGCTTTAGGTCAAGACATGACTAATTCAGTAGCTAGAGATTCTGTTTTTGCCTCTATAAAAACGGGTATATCTGCCTATTATTCGGGAGTAGTATTTACTACTGAATCCCAAGTATGGTCGCAAGTTACAGTAGGATTAAACAACTATAATCAGTGGGCTATTACATTAATAGGAACTGCAACCGATCCAAGTGATACGGGTGTTTTATTTTTTGCGCCTACAAATTTCTACATCGCAATAACCCCTAATCTAGCTTTTGGAGTAGTGATAGATAGTGCGACATCACCTTGCCCTCCATCAGTCAACCCTGAAGACGCAACGGATTGCCCATCATGTTACGATCAATCAATTGCTTTTTGTGATTCAGTGATTGAGATATTAGGACTTGATGCTGATACCGAATACGACTTTAAGGTAACAGATCAAATGACGGGTAAGGTTTATAATTACACCGCTACAACCGATCAATATGGTGAGGCTGACCTATTAACGGCTGACTTTCCAACGGGACTATTTACTCCTTATAACGGATCGTTCACCATATCGATATTTGATGTTGATGGTAACCCCGTAATCTTAACGTATGGGTATGTGAACTATTCATGTATTGAACTAACAGTAACAAATACCATATCAGTATCATGAGTAATTGGAAAGGAATGTGCCAACATTGTAAATTCTTTGAACAAGGAGAAACGCATTCTTTTTGTGGTAATCCTAAGCAAAAGAATACAGACCTAAAAGATTATGTCTATTACACGTTTGGATGTAGCTTGGTTGTAAAAGGAACCGCACAAAGTAGATTAGACTTTATGAAAAAAGAAAAAGTATCATGATCGACTTTATACTACTATTATTCATTAATGCCTTAGCCATTGTAGGTATATTCCTAGCATTTGGCAAAGAGATGATCTTTGAGAGCGTTGGAATATGGGTTGAGAAGAGGGTGAATTATTCACTTACTAAACCATTCTTCAACTGTCCTACGTGCATGGCTTCGATTCATTCGATCATACCGTATTGGTATTTCCATGACATGACAACGGATAATCTATTAATGTATATCATCTACGTCCCTGCATTGTCAACCGTAGCAACATGGATGGCTAAAATGATTGAAAAGGAATGACATTAAAAGAACTAGGATTTAATTATACGGGGCGTTGCGCTTGTGCAGGAAGACCTGAGAAGTGGATAGGCGAAAAGCGAATGGAGTTAAAGAAGTGGAACGATGGTAGATGGAAACTACTTAGATCGGGACTACTTGTAAGATATGGCAATGATCCCTCAACCATTGAATTTGAAGTAACGGAATACATGACAAAGAATAATTTGATACCATGAGAAAATTAAACCTGCAACTATTTAAAAAGAAGCCCAAAGTATGGGAGTTAGAGCAAGGACACGTCGTAGTGCCTGCGTTCATTGATCGAGGCGTGCAATATTACGAGATTAAGGACTTATTCAATACATTTAGTTCACGTGGACTAGAAGCATTGCAAGTCTATGAAGAGTGGGAGATGCGATTAAAGAAAGATGACTTACTTGATTTCATACTAGCCTTTGAGAATATCATAAATAAGCCAAAGGAATTAAATGTGATGAACCTAGTGAAGACCGTTAATATGTTAAAAGAGCGTGTAACGTTTCCGATTGCTACTAGGGAATTGTACTATCGTTTCGCTTCGGTAAGGTATTTCGATGAAAATGAAAGCCCGTACCATTACGATCCCGAATATAACAAAGGAAAGATTAGCCGATGGATGGAGGCATCAAGTGAGGTTGATGATTTTTTTATCGTGCAGCGGCTAGGGGATATGCTTCCCTTGCCCAAGCTATCAAAGGAAGATTTGCCGAACTATTTGGAAACAATTCAGAAAGTAGTCGACTACCAATCGACACTCATCCGTCAGTTAAACTTGGATCATCAGCCGAAAGGGGATTCCTCCAACGCATTATGATCAATCAGAGGTATAACATCGATTGCAATAAATTAACATTATGGGAGTATCTACTCCTAATTGAACATACAGATAAACAAGAAAAACTTTAAAAACTAAAAAAACATGGCAAGCACAGTAGCAGTATCAATAACCATTGAGGCACTAACAAACCCCACATCTAATTTAATTAGTGGTGTTAACATTGGTGTTGCGACATATCCCGATTGGACAGAATCGACAACACTTGAAACAACAGAGTATACTATTTCCTCTGAAAAGGTTTGGACTAAAACAATAACGGGGTCAACAAGCGGAACTCCTAACGGCTCATTTTTGTTTAGTCTTTACATTGGGAATACGTCTGTTGCAACTATTAGTGAAGCAACACTAAAAACAAATGGTGCAAATTGGACGAAATCAGATGCAAGTGCAATACGTGTCGCTATAATAGCACTATTTGGAGAAGCTTAACCAATGCCTACTTACACATTTGAATCATCGACAGACGTACTAATCAAAGTAACGGAGTATGGTACAGAAATCTTTTACAAAAAGGTTTATTGCACCACCTATGTTGATGGTGATTATTTCATATTTGCGTCACATGAACTTGAAACGGGCAAACTACAACAACAGTACGTCCTACTCTACACAGAAAGCACCGCCCCTGTGGCAGCATCAGCAGCAGCGTTAAAAGTAGCCGTTGACTTGCTTATCAATAGCTATGCGGGTGGTGGGGGTGGTGGGGTTTCAGTTAATAAAATAATGGCTTACATAGCAGCGAATTAATATGTATCTATCCTCAACAGATAAAATCCAAGTCGTTTTAGGTGGCACTATCACCACCAATCAATTACCTTGTGTAGCCTCATGGCAGGATATTACATCGGCAGGGATGACATTGCCACAATTATCATCACAGATCAACACCAACAATACTTCGGAGGTTGACTTGGTGGCAGCACCCGCAGCATCGACCAATAGACAGGTGGTTTATTTGACGGTGTACAACAATGATACGGTAGCAGCTACGGTTACGGTGATAAAGGATGTATCGGCTACTAATTGGATACTTGCAAAGGTTACGCTTCAATCAGGCGATACCCTCCAATGGTCAAGAGAGGGAGGATGGAATACCTTTCCAAACAACACAACCACAGAAGCAGCGGGCAATGATACCGAGATACAATTTAATGATGGCGGGGTAGTAGGGGCTGATTCAGATTTAACTTATGACAAGACCACAAACACCCTTAGTTTAAATGGGACTGATCCAAAGTTGAACCTCACAGGCATAGCTACCGAACCATCCACACCCGCTTCGGGAATACTTACTTTATACTCAAAGAACATTTCTGGTCGGATGCTTCCAAAGTGGAGAGGCCCGAGCGGATTGGATACACCATTTCAACCCGCTTTATTTGGAAAAAATGTAGTGATGTGGAATCCAGGCGCAACATCAGGAGTAGCTACGGGAACGGTGGTAACGGCTATTGCAGCGGGTGTAGCAACACTTCCAACAACCACCAACCTATACACCGCCCTTCGTAGATCGGTTTTCACGGTTGCTACGGGTATCAATCTTCAAAACTCACTAAGGACAGAATCAATGTTTTTTAGAGGTGCGTCAGCTAATCAAGGCGGGTTCTTTGCCTTTTGTAGATTTGGATTCACGACATGGACGGCTACCAATAGATGCTTTGTAGGATTTACGGTAGGTACGACAGCCGTTACAACGGGTAATCCATCGGCACTACTTAATATCGCAGGCTTTGGAATTGATACGGCTGATACCGCTTTTACCTTTATGCATAATGATGGAGCTGGCACGGCAGTAAAAGAAGCCATTGCAGGTCAGCCCGCCCTAGCTACCAATAATGCCTATGATGTTTATATATTTTGCCCTCCCAATTCAAGCGAGATATATTACAGGATGGACAACTTGCTTACGCAAACAACATTAGTCAACACCTCTATTAATAGTGAGATGCCTGTAAATACTACCATGCTCAATTTCCATGTGGCTATTGGTAGCGGAGCAACGAATGCAGGGGCAGGCGTGGCAGCGATTGGACTGAATCGTATATACGTAGAAACAGATTGCTAACATGGCTACTGAAAACATACTCATAAAGTTTACTGCTGATACATCAGGCATCACAAAGTCCATTGATGAACTTCAAAAGATGGGCAAGGTTACCGAAGATGATGCTAAGAAATTAGCCATGCTCGAAGGTATTGCAGAGGGTGTAGCTGATGCGTTAAAAGAGGCGGGTGTAGATGCTAAAAACCTTAATAAGCAGGTAACAGAATCGGTTAATAGTGGCAAGTCATTACGTACGCAGTTCAGTGAGGCAAAGAATGAAGCCGTTAAACTATCAAAAGAGTTTGGAGCATTTAGTAAAGAAGCAAGAGAAGCAGCAAAACGGGCTGCATTAATCAAGGATGAGATAGCCGATCTTAATGCTAATTTAGATGCGCTGAATCCAGAAGCTAAACTCAATGCATTCGTTAATTTAGGTCAAGGTATTCAAGGGGCTTTTCAAGTTGCTACGGGTGCGTTACAAGTATTCGGAGTTGAGAATGAACGCATCACTAAACTAGCCCAACAGTTTCAAGGCGTGCTAAATCTTACTCAAGGGATTAATAGTGTGCTTCAACTCAAGGATGTTTATACACAGTTGAGATTGGTTTTAGGGGTTACTACGGCAGCGCAAAGTGGACTCAATGCAGCGATGTTAGCTAATCCAATTGGTGCGCTTACTGTTGTTGTTTTGGCTTTAGCTAGTGCGTTTGGAGTGTATAAATTAGCTACTGATGAATCAACGGAATCACTTAGAAAAGCATCACAAGCCGAAAAGGATTTGTATGATGATACATTAAGAAGATTAAATATATTTAATAAGGGTACAGAAAATTATAAAAAGAGCGCAGCCGAACTTGATATTCAGGTAAGATTAGCTGAGGGTAAAATAACAAAGTATGTAGCCTCACTTGAAAGACTTGCACTAGAAGAGGCGGAGGTAATAGCGGAAATACAAAGCAAGCCATTTGGTGAAAAATCTCAACTAGATGTAATTGCAGTTAGGCAAATAAAAAGGCTTTATGAAACTAGAAGGAAACTAATAGAAATAGAGCAAGCAAAAGAAAATGAAAAGATACGTGCAGAGCAGGCGGTTTTAGACGATCAAGCTAAAAATAAATTCACAAAGGCTAGTATTCTACCATCTCCGCAACAAGCTACCGAAGACATTGAAAACTTATTCGATGTTATTGGAACTACCATTACAACACTTTCAACAGACCTTCCTCAACTACCATTCTTTTCAGAGGAAGAGTTGCAACAAAAAAGAGAAGAGTTAGCTGATTTTTTCAGTCAAATAGTGAATGCTTATAGTCAAGTCAATAATAGTATTCTTGCACTTAATAATCAACTTTATCAAAATGATTTAGAGAATTTAAAAGAGTCAAGGGATAATGGCTATTTGACCGAAAAGCAATACAATGACAAAGTAAAAGCATTAAGAGAAAAGCAATTTGAAATAAATAAGAAGGCTCAGATCGCTCAAGCTATTATAGGAACGGCTCAAGGTATTATTAACGCATTAGCTACTACACCACCCGAAGCAGTACCCGCAGCGATTGCATTAGCCACAACACTAGGAGCATTAAACTTAGCCCGTATTATAGCTGTCGAAACACCACAATTCAAGGAAGGAACACTCAATGTAGGAGGTGGAAAATTAGATGCTGATGGAGGTATGCACGCAGTAATCCATAGAGGTGAAGCGGTTATCCCTAAAGATAGAAATGAAGCCTATCACCCAACAGTAAGAGCCATATTTAATAAGCAAATCAAAGCCTCAGATATTAACGCATTTGTTCAATCTAAGTTAAGTGGAAAGATCGAAAATAGGGTATCGGCTGATATTGACGTGCGCAAACTATCAAAGGCATTTAATAGAGGCAATCAAGTTGAATTAAGCAATGCAAAAATAGTGGGCAAGATATTGGCTTCTGAACTATCTAAAAATATCGACATCAGAAGATGGTAAGGTTCGTCATTGATAACATAGTGTTTGATTCACCCGATAATTGGATTGAATTGAATACCTCTTTTAAGAGGGATGATAAATCAAATACTATTCTTCTCACTACTGATGGTAGTTATGAATTTAGTGGTGAAATCTATTCATATATTAACGATAAAATCAATAATGAAGGATTTTGTACAAGCCTGAATGTTTCCTTTCAAGAGATGTGCGGGAATAGTTGGGTTCAAACAATGAGCGGAAATATTTTCTTATCTGATTGCATAGTCAATGAAAAAAACTGTGTTATAACTACTACAATACAGGACAATTCATTCTATGCTAAAATCAATAACAACAAGAAAATAAAAACAAGCCCACAGGCAGGAAGAAGTAAGAATAATATAGCCATCACACCCGCACCTACATACGATCTCGATGTTTATCGACCATCCAACGACTCACTGCTATTAAGCAATGTGCCTGCGGTTAGGATATTTGATGCGTTTAGATATTTTATAGATTTTGTTTCTGACGGGAGTTTATCTTTTGTATCATCGACATTCGATGTTGGTGGTACATGGGAGGGTTTATGTATTGTTAGTGGTGAAAGACTCAGAACAAATACCGATGTTTCATTTGCTCAGTTTAGCTTCGAAACACTACTAAAAGAAGTGAACAATAAAATACCGATCACTCTAGCAGTTGAAGAAAGTAATAACGCAAAGGTTGTTCGCATTGAGTCATCAGATTATTTCGATCAAGATGCAATAGTTTTTAACTTCACAGATATTTATGAAATAGAATCCAAGTTTGATAACCAAAGCCTTTATTCTGTTGTGAAATTTGGAGGTGAAATATTTGATTCACTTAACTACTTTACACCTGAGCAGTTACCTTTATTTGGATTTAAGGTTGAGGAGTTTGGAGTTTTAGGAGTATGTAACATTGATAATATTTTAGACTTGTCATCAGATTGGATTGCAAGCCCCAACGTCATTTACCAAATTACCCAGAATCTTGACCAAAGTTATGATTCAAGCATCATATTAATTGATTCAATACTAAGTACGGCAACAACAGGAAGAACAAGAAACACAAACTACTTCAATTTAATCCCCGCTCAGTACACCTATAACGAAGGTCTATCAAATTACGCCACATCATTAAGATTGTTTGGTAAAGTACCAAATTCGATAGCGTCATTCTTTGAGCCTCAAGGAACGGGAACTTTCAAAAGTTTTATTTCAACCATACTAGGAACGGTTACGGCAAGTTCGACATTTCCATCTCTACCGTTTCCAAATGTGGTCTATAATGTATCAGGATATTTCGATGGAAACGATACATTTACTGCGGGTTTAAATGGAATTTATAGAAATACTGTATTAGTAAGAATTAACGTAACCAACCCATCAACAGGACTTGGTATTAGGCTTTGGGCTGATACATTTAATCCTAGTAATGTACTCATTAGTTCATACGAAATAGATAACGCCACCATTGGACTTGCAGGATTGTATGATTTAACAGGAACATTTGATGCAGTACTCGGAATTGATTCATACATCAATATTAGATTTGAAATATTGCCTGCGGTAAATCCGATTGCCCTTACGTTTGATTCATCTTCATATTGGGAGATAGATGAAAATACATTAGCGGGTGGCGTATTTGAAACATACGATCCCGATGATTACCCCGTAAGATTATTTGACTTTGAATATCCAATGAGTAAAAATGATTTTGAAACTATTGTAGCAACACCCTACGGATTTTGCACATTTGCTCAAAATGGTCAACAACCAAGAAAAGGGAGAATCAATGAAATACAATACAATAGAGTTAAGGGAGTAGCTTCAATTACTCTAAAAACTAACAAAGCCACTATCAATGCCAATTGAACTAATACCTAACCAACCCTACATATTTGAGCAGGCTTTACCCGATCAACCTTGCCTAAACAATGACGAGCGGGCATATGCTCAACTCGTTACTTCGGGTGATACGATCTGCATTCAAGAGATAATCACGCCATGTAACGAAGATGAGTTATGCGATGCTGATATGTATGAAATCACTAATTTCCCATCAGTAGTATGGGACGTGGCAGATGGATGGAGTAGTGCCGATGCCGATCATGTTTCGTATGATGGTGCAAGTGCAGGGGCTAGTGATAATTGCTCTCAATATTTCGGGACATTAGTAGTTGGCGCACCGTATCGAATCGTGTTTGAAATAACAAGTATTACTGGTGATGCGGGTGTGTTTCTAACACTAGGGCTTTCGGCTGATAGCAGAACCTTTGAATCGCTTGGTACTTATACTTCATACCATGTTGCACAAACGGCTGATGATTTAATCGCCTTTGCATTTTCTAACGCCTCACCTACTGCGGGCGATACCATTGCTATTACCATTATCAGCATTGACCAAATGACTGAAGACTGTTGGGCGGTCGATATGTTTTTCGGTTATCCATCCTTTAGTTATTCCTATGATGAAACAACGGGACAAGGATCATTTTGTGCGGTATCAGATGGTGCGTTAAATAACACATCAGCCTATACGACTACTGGCAATTACCACCGCGTAAGTTTTACCATTACCGATATGACTCAAGGACACATGGAGGTGATACTAGGCGGAGTTTACTTGGGTTCGATCTATGAAAATGGAGAATATAATCTTTACGGAGTGCCTACAACAGGAACAGACTTAATCTTTCAAAGTTGGGATTCTTTCGATGGTTGTATATCTCTAGTAAGTGTCGATGATTTTGGGTTGTTAGATACTGCCGATCCCGATACAAGCGATTATCAGTTAACCGTAATCAACACTCAACAAACCCAAGAATCAGCAGTACTACCTTTTGAGGTTTGGGATGATCGAATTATATGGTGCTTCAATACGGCTATCTTATCTGAAGAAACATCACCTATCGAAATGAATTGCGATGACTACTATCAGTTTAAAATAGTTTCTAGTGGGGATTGCACGTCTGATGACTTAATCTCTACAACTAAATTTAGATACGGCACATGGGACTGTTCATTTATTGTAAGCGGTTATAGTGATAGTTATGCTTTCGGGTTTTACTTTGGATCGGTTACTAATCCACTATTCTATCTAACACAAAGACTTCGAGTACTTCAATTTGCGCCACGTTACCCAAGTGTAGGTGAAGAGTATTTGTTTAGTAACGGCTCATTTGCTAGGTCATTTGCTCAAAGCGGAAAGATTCGTACGGCATGGTTTGACTATGTTGATGAACCTACGCATGACGTTATTAGATTACAATTACTAAGCGATGTATTGACCGTAGATAGTGATGTTTATTTCGCACCTTTAAAGGATTACGAGCCTGAATGGGATGAGCATAGATACAATTTAGCTCAGTCAAGAGTAGATTTAGTTAAAGATGAAACATTGTTTAACCGATCATGCTCTTATGTTGCCGAATCACCATGTACTACTAATGTAGTTACTACACCGCCATCAACTACGATTGCTTATCGTATGACAGGCACGTTTGACTTGACCGATGTAACAGATTCAAACTTTGATTTAGAATGGTATATTCAAGGATCGTTTGGCACTAATTCAGGTAATGATGCCACAACCTTAGCGGGCAGAAATGCAATAATAGCTTACATGAATGGCTATATCACCACATTCTTAGGTGGTTCGATTATCAATCAAAATATTATTTATGTAGCACCAATACTCGATATTACGGTGGTTGCAACAGGAAACTACAATTCAACTTATTCTTCTGCTTGCTTTACTGTCGATCTTGCAAGTCATCCAACTAATGTAATCATGTTACAACCCGCTTAAAATATGAAAGGAATCATCACCATAGCAACTAAGCACGCCCTCTATGGAAACTACGCCTACAATTTAGCCGTTAGCCTTAGAGCCGTAGCACCGCATATCCCTATTTGTATCATTGCAGATCAGATCGGATTATCTCATTTAACAGAATCGCAGAGATCAATATTTAGCGAAATCAAAGATCCATTATACAATGACTTTCATAATAGCGAAGGTAAATGCACGCCACTTAGTTTAAAGTATAAGCTAGTGGATTATTCGCCATTTGAGAAGACTATTTTCATGGATGCCGATACGATCATCAGTCCAATGGCTAATATTGATAGCTTGTTTTCATCTTTAGATGGCATTGATTTTACGATTGCCAATCGAGGTGAAGATAAGCCTCATGTAGGAATAAGCCAATGGATTAGCAAGGATTCCATCGATGCGCCGTATTGGTTCGATCTAAGTAGTGAGTTCATCTACTTTGAAAAGAGTAAGGTGTCAAAGGCAATATTTAAAAGTGCATTGAAACATTATAAGTCTAATAAACTTACCGTAAAATCATTTGCAGGGGATAAGCCAGATGAACCATTCCTTATGATGGGCATGATTGAGCAAGGGGTGAAGCCTCACAAATCACCCTTTAAACCTTCCTATTGGCACGCAGCTGAAAAGTTTGCCAACTCAATGCAAGTAAAAAGAAATTACATTATGTTTTCTCTAGGAGGTAAGTTTATTCCTAGACATCAAAAGAATATTTATGATGAACTTTGCAAAAATGCTAGTTACAAATCGGGCTTAAGTACTATGCCAATACATCAGAAAATGAATACGATGATCGAAAGAAAAGTAATCTAAGCCATGCCACAAGTAACATCGGAGTTTCTAGCTCCATACATTCAGAATCATAAACTACGTCATCCACTATACGAGGAAACGGTAGAACTTGCTGAATCAATTAATCTTCATGCTTCGGGTGAATTTCCTAAGAAGCTAATAGGTGAAAGAAGACCTGCCGAAAGTCCTGAGATACACGCCTACCGTGAAAAAATCTACGTACCTAAAACAAAGCCAACGTTCACCAAGATTTATAATAGTCTTCAAAAGATTCCACGTTCACCTGATTTCTCGATCATGTTTGATGAGGACTTGCCCGCTAAGATTCCAAAGGATGAAAGCCTAAAGCAGTATATTAGTGAAAGCATACCAAGATGGGGTAGTATTGACGCATGGTATTGGGGAATATGTTTTAGAACATATCTAATCGATGCTAATGCAGTCGTGTTGACTATTCCCTTAAATGTGAATAGTGAAAACAATGAGTACTATAAACCTATTCCAATCATCTTTACTTCTGACAGGATCATCGATTACAAAGAAGGCGTTTACTACATACTTGAGTCGAGTGATAAGGTTCGATATGTAGCTAATGGAATCACCTATGAAGATGGTCGTAAGTATTACGTAGTTCAGTCCGATGTGGTGCAGGCTTTTCATTATCTAAAAATGAAAGACACCATTGAAGAGGTGATGAATATTGTGAATGTTACGGGGTATATTCCTGTTAGAACTTTGAGGGGTATTTGCACCGAGCAAGGTGAAGGATATGCACTTTATGAGAGTCGAATAGCTGGTATCGTTCCAATGCTTAACGAGGCGGTCAGAGAATACTCAGATATGCAAGCCGAGATCGTTATGCACATTCATTCTACGATGTGGACTATTCAACCCCAATCATGTAAAGATTGTAAGGGTTCTGGCAGACGTGTGCTAAAAGAAAACACCGCTCCCGTAATATGTGAATCGTGTAAGGGTACGGGTAACGCACCGATGAATCCTTACGAGCATTTAACTATTCCAATGCCAAAAGCGGGTGAACTACAAGCCCCCACCCCTCCGATGGGATATGTTCAAAAAGATACTGCTATTGCCACCCTTCAAGAGTCCCGTATTCGTCAACACATTACCGATGCACTTGCTTCAATCAACATGGAGTATTTAGCAGAAGTTCCTTTATCGCAAAGCGGAGTAGCAAAACAAGTTGATCGAGAAGAACTGTATTCATTTGTTCATAGCGTGGCAATTGATAGTGTAAGAATTGAAAGCGAAATCATCTATGATATTAACGCTTGGAGATACAAGGAATCTATTACCGATCTTGAAACATTAGAATCTATGCTACCCGAAATAACGATTCCCGAAAGATTTGATTTGTTAAGTGCAGGGGTGTTGATTGAAGAACTTAAAGGAATGATCGAGGCGAAGGTCGATCCTGCTATCATCAATGCTACTCAGATCGACTTAACAGAAAAGAGATTTGCCAATGATCCAACGGTACGTGATACGGTTAAACTTAAATTAAAACTTGACCCATTTGCAGGGGTGAGTGAAGAGGCTATTTCGCTTTACAAAACCTTTGGCGTGGTGAGTGAATTGGATATGGTTATTAGTGCTAATATCTCAGAGTTTGTGAACCGAGCCATGATGGAGCATAAGAACTTTGGAGAAATGCAAATCAAAGAACAGCAAGGTATCATCAAGGCTTATGCAATGGAGAAGATGAAAGAAATCGATCCTATCGAAAGACCTGATGAAACGATTGACGAAACTAGAGTAGAAGTATAATGAATAAAGGCGATGACATCATAAAAGAAATCCATGACCTACTAGATGATCGTGTCGATGGCTTTATGGAGTCAATCCCTAAAGTTCAAATGCAGGCTTATGAAGAGGTGTTAATTCTTGCAAAGGAACTTGATACTAATAAGGATGGGGCGATAAAACCAACTCTTAAAAATGTCAAGATGATTGCTAAGATTAAGCAACGACTTAATGAAGTCATTATCGATGGACGTTACATGAAAGAACTGCAAAAGGTAGTCGATACCTATGAAAAGATTGCGGTACTTCAAAATAGTTACTTTACTGCAATGGTTGGTCAGTTTGGAATACCTTCAGTACTTGCCGAAATTCAAAAGCAGAGCATTGAAATCACAGTCGAATCACTTGGTAAGAATGGACTTAATGCAGGAGTTATTAATAAGGTTCGGGACATCTTAAATAAGAATGTTACTACGGGCGGAAAGATCAGTTCATTCATGGAAGAGGTAAGGCTTTATTTACTCGACTCTCCCGATGGTGATGGTGCATTGAAGAAATATACAGGGCAGATCGTAACCGATGCTTTAAATCAGTATTCACGCCAATACAACCAAATCTTAACCGATGACTTAGGGTTTAAGTTCTTTCGATATTCGGGTAGTTTAAGAAAGACCTCTAGGGAGTTTTGCATTAAACTAATCGATGCACGTAAAACGGGATGCCTTGAATTTATCCATGTTTCGCAGTTCAAACAATTACTTGAGGGTCGAATATGTGGGGATCAAATACCGATTTACAAGAAGTACGATTTGCCACATGGAATGATTAAGGGTACTAATGTTTCAAGCCTACAAGTTAACGCAGGTGGTTATAATTGTAATCACGGGTTCTACGGAGTACCAAAAGCAATAGTACCTAAAGCAATATGGGATCAATATGAAAACTAATAATATCTTTACAGAATGAAACAAACACAAGAATTTCTAACCGTATGGAAGGATGGATCGGAGTGGTTCGACTTTCCAAAAGCAAATGAACAGGGCGTTATGGATATGCTAGTCCAAAAGAATGAAATGCAGAACTGCGTATTCCTTCCTAAAGGTGAAGTACCCGTACCGATCAGAATGGTAACGATCCAAGCACCTAAAGTAAGTGAAAGCGAAAAGGATAAGAGAATTGCAGAATTAGAAAAGCAATTAGCACAACAACAAAAAGCAGTTAAACCAACCACAAACACCAATAAAAAATGAACGCAGGAGAATTAATTAACCACATTGCAGATCGTACGGGTTACGACACAACAGCACTAAAAGACATTCTATCTAATCCCGAATTATCAAAGATCAATTTGCCAGATGATTTTAAGCCATCACTTAATAACCTATTAACGGTAAAAGAGGCTCAGATCAATCCCGACATCAAGAAGCATTTCACCGCCTTAGCACTTGCAGGGGCTGACACTACATTGAGTGGATTAATGGATGAATACCAACTACCCGATGATATTCGCACCGCCCTTACTACTGAGCAAAACACCTATGCCCGAATCAAGTTATTCACAAAGGCTCTAGCTGACCTAAAAGATCAACAAGTTACTGCAACGGGTGGTGATAAGTCTAAGCTAGTTGCTCAAATAAGTGAGTTAAACACTTTGGTAAATACTCTGAAAGAAAGTGCAAAGAATGAGGTTGAATCTACTAATCAGAAATGGTTGAATCAGTTCATGGATGAAAAGATGAACGGTCATTTCAAAGCCTACGATTACGCTAATAAAGATGTTGATCCACGTGTACATGTTAAAACCGCAAGGTCTATTTTCGATGAGGAATTATCTGCAAAAGGCGGAAAGGTTGTATATACAAATAACGCTATTAAGTTAGTTAGTGCGACTGATGATGCTCTCCCTTTTACCATTGATAACAAAGAAGTACCATTTGAATCATTTGCTGATAGCGTGGTTTATGGTTCAAAGATGGCGAATGTGAAAGGCTCGACACCTCCACCTACCCAAACTCAACCGCCTACACCGCTATCAAATCCAAATAGTAATGTAGCACCCGCAGCGAAAATTCAGATCAATAGTGCATTAGAAGACCTTCGTAAAGGCAGTCAATAAGAAGCGGTTTACTTTTTCTTAGTTGTTAGATTGGAAGGGAGGACTCAGTAGGTTCTCCTTTTTTTATTATATTTGCTTTATAAATCGCAAAACAAATGAGCACAATAGCACACTTTATTTATGAAGATGGCATAAATGGATACGAGGAAACGGCTGAGCCAGTAACAATTTTTGGAAAATTTATAGGATGGAATGCCTATTTAATATTAGAACCTAATGTATTAAAATCATTTTCTTTAGAGGGAGAGTACATTAAGATAAAAACAAAAAATACTGCTTATTTACCTACTGAATTTAAGGTATGGGGAGATGCTATTCTTGATTTTGATTGGGATGAAGATGGATTATGCCTTCACCTTAAGGGCGGTCATCACATAACAAAAAAGATAGTTGAAAAAGATTATTTATCTTTAATAGTTTAATATGCCATTACTATCAATATTAATCGCAACCGTACCCAATAGAAGAGAACAATTAGATGCACTTTTCAATAATCTATCTAGTCAAGCAAAGCCTTATGGGGATGATGTTGAAATCCTTGTTTTACTTGACAATAAAAAGCGTTCAATCGGTTTAAAACGCCAAGCCTTATTCGACATCGCAAAAGGAATTTACGTTACTTGGATCGATGACGATGACAAGGTAGCACCCGACTACGTAGATCGGGCAATGGAGGTTATTAACGGTTCATTTCATCCTGACGTTATCACATTAAAACAGTATGTTTATATCGATGGTAACGGGGCTTATGAACTTACCTTTAAAGCGGGGCATGAAGTCAATGAAGAAATAGGCGAAACACCTGCAACCCGACCACCGTGGCACGTATGTATTTGGAAACGTGAAACGGTTAAAGGCGTTAAATTTCCTGACTCCATGTATGGTGAAGATTGGGCATGGGCGGAACAAGCTAATAAATTAATTCGACACGCCAAACATATCGATCATTTCATGTTAACTTATATCTTTGATTCAAATATAACAGAGGCTACCAATGAAGAACTACTCACAGAATAATGAACAATCATTTATTGAAAACTATTTTAAAAGCCATAAACCTAAATTCGGAGGCAAGTTTTTAGACATTGGGGCTTATGATGGAGTCGTATTTAGTAATACATATGCGTTGCTAGAAAACGGTTGGTCAGGTGTAATGGTTGAAGCCTCGCCTAGTGTATTTACTGCACTCCAACGTAACATGAAAGGCAAGAACGTAGAGTTATGCAATTCATGTATCGTTACTCAACCCGTAATGGGAATGATCGATTTTTACGATTGTGGTGATGCGGTTGCAACCAATGATATTGACCACATGATGAAGTGGAAAAATGCAGTAGCCTTTGAAAAGATTAAGGTAATGCCCGTACATTATAACGGACTGCTTTCGATCTATGGAAAAGATTTCGACATGGTAGATATTGACATTGAAGGCAAGAGTGCGGAACTATTTTTACTCATGTTTCCTTTAATGCCTAACGTGGATCTATGGGTAGTCGAGCATGATGAAAGACGCTCTGAGATTCTAGATCTTGCAATAGGATTTGACGTACTCTATGAGAATGGCGAAAATCTCGTCTTGGGGCGCAATGTATCGAGTTATCCCGTATAAACCTAGCTATCTTGATGCTCCGTTTGGCGCATTTACAAATTTCATTGATTAGGTTTATCAAGTCTTCTTTGAAGTATTTCGGCTTTGATTATCAATTTAACTTCTTCCGATTTTTTATCAGCCTTTTCCATCGTTTCTTCGCATGATTCATTAATAACAATTTGTGGTTCTCCCATAAGTTCATCGTATCTATTAAAAAAATAATCAATCTCCTCGTCTGATAAAGGGCTTAAAGATGGTAGTGGTATGGGTGAATTATCAGCACCATCACTATAATGTATTTTGCTCATTCTATTTACATTTAGTCGTAGTAGTTACCGTAACACTTCCACTCGTAGCGGTGGTAGTACCTTCGATTTGTTTGATTTCTTTACGCCCACATACCTCAGTAGTAGAAGTTCCAAGCGGAGTGCTTACCCCATTTTGATAGGTTGTAGTGGTGCATTCTTCACATACCTCGCAAGAATAAAGGGCGGTCATTAGGATAAATAATATTGTTTTCATTTTGTAAAGATATAAAAATATGTATATTTGTACCATCTCAAGGCAAAACGAGAATTGGCTACTTAGGTAGCAACATTAATTGAAGGGCTTTTAGCCAATAGTAGTAGGGAGAAATCCAATACGATGATTCCAATTTTATTCATCCTAAAAAACTATCTATTATGGCACAAACCACTGGTACGGGGCAAGGCTTCTGTGAAGCTATCCTCTTACACTTAGACTCTATTACTCAGCCCAATAGCCCAAGCCGAAAGGTTACTATTCCAGGCTTTACCCAAATGCTTCTCGATCAACCAAACAACCCCACTGTTATACAGGGTGGTTTTCAAGGTGGTCAAAAACGCCCCGTTCGTGTTAAATATTCAACACGTGGAACGGTAGCTCAGGTATCTACTACTGATACTTGTCAAGTTGATGTTCAGCCCTTATTTAAAGAGGTTGACGTTACAATCGATAACTTCGTATCCAAAGGCTTTTGGATTCCTGACGATTTAATGCGTCAATACTGTATCGATGCTACTAACATGGTATCAACAGGCACGCCTCCAACTCCTTTAATGGCTCAAGTTTTAACTTATCTATTAGAGGGTATGAACTCGCTTTATCAAAAACAAGAGCAGGTATTAACTACCCAAATGGCTTCGGCATTTGGAAAGCATATCTCTACGAATGCTACTACTGCGGTGGCGGTTAACATCGAGCAAGATGGTAACTTGAACGACCTTACTGCGGGTGTGTTGAAAATGCTTACAGATGCAGAAACGCAAGAGTTTTGCGGTGCGCCTGTATTCGTTGGTGCGTTGGGCGGTTTAATGCACTCATACGACATTCAACGTAGAAACAGAGGTATTTATCCTGGTGTTGGACTTGATAACGCTGCGTTACTTGACAATTCAAACTTCCGCTTCTATGCTTCAGGACAAACAGGATCTACATGGGGAGCGCAACACGTTGGAATGTTCGCACCAGGTTCGGCTCATTATCTTGAGTACTTACAAAATGTAGGTGCTTGGGCAGGTCAGCGTGAGGACGGTTCTGTATTCTCTACTATCATCGATCCACGTGTACAATGTTGGGGAACTAACGGTGTAGGTAATGTTCGTTGGGATATGCAAGTACGTTATATGTCATGTCCTGAAGATGTGACTAACGTTATCACAAGCGGTTATTTGAACTCTAGCTCTATTTCGGGTCGTGGGTATTACATTCGTATCTACAAGTATTATGACTTGTTCACTACTCCGTTAGATGCTTATGATGGTGCTGATCGCTTGGCAGGAACAAACGATACACTTCGTTATTCATTAACTAACACGTAATCTAACTTTAAGGGTGGGGGCGAATAACCCCTACCCTTAATAAAAGAATTTCCTATATGGAATGCCTTAGAGATTACATCCAAATTAAATGGTGCGGGAATACTTCTACGCCACCATCAGGCTTTTATATTAACGACCTTCAAGGCATAGGATTAAAACAGATTACTAGCTTATCCAATGAAGATCATGCGACATTCTCTGACCTTTGGACTACTATACAAAAGCGTGCAGAATTAAGATTTGCTACCGATGTGAGGGCTGCAATGGCTTCACGTTATCGAGTAAATTCACTTTTACAAGGTATCAATGTAGGTCGTGAGGTTGGTACTACTGCAAATATTCCTGACGCTAATAACTTCAAGGGTTTCACTTCGTCTTTATTAGATGCAGTTGACTTTGAATATATCCCAAGTCCTTTATCGTGTTTCCATTATCAATCACTTTCATTCTATGCAAGTGGTACTGATGTAGGCGAAACAGTAGAGGTTGCAATATGGGACACATTAACGGGAGAAAAGCTATTTACTACCAATGTAACTTTAGTTAGTGGATGGAATAACATCGAGGTAAATGAGGACATGATCGGTTCGGGCAATACCTCCACGTGGAGCGTATTTTGTGGTATTCGTTCAACTGCTATCTCAACATACGATCTAACCATCCCTTTGTATGGTAATTGGTCAACGTGTTGTAAGAGTAGAATCAACGGAGCGCAAACGACTGCTACATCAAATATTAAATCAACCGATCTTACTTTAGGCTCATCCACATTCGGACTCACGGGAATCTATACCGTTAAATGCAAATGGGATGCGATGGTCTGCCAAAACAAAAGCCTATTCACAAGGGCGTATCTATTTTGCTTAGGCATTGAACTTTTGACCGAGCAAATATATTCGACTAATCTAAACTCTTACACTACCATAAACCTTCAAAAGGCAAAGGAGTTAAGAGATGAATATACGACTGATTACAACAAATCATTAGAACAGACCTGCGATAATATGCACCTCTCTTGTGATTGTTGTGTTGAATGTAGTGATAGCGTACAACTTGTTGAAACAAATGAATTTTACTAGATATGAAAAATAAATGTAATTGCGGAAAGGGTGGACGTAGAGGAGGCAAGAAGTGAACCTCACTATTGAGATTCCTATTCTTGACAAACTTAAAAAAGCGACTACGCAATCGAGCGTGGATTCACTATTAAGGACTATTGCCAATGTGATGTTAGATGAAACAAGGTTTCGCATACATAACGAAGGCTTGAATGCAAAGGCTACTCAGATTGGAACTTATACGGCTCAGTATCTAAAGACAAGAATAAAAAAGTACAATCGAACGGCTGACAAAAAAGTCATCCTATCCTTAACGGGACAAATGGAAAATGATTGGAAGGTGATAGCGGTGCAAGGCGGTTATGGATTAGGGTTTAGTAATTCATTCAATGCAAATAAAGCGAAGTGGGCGCAAGAAAGATTCGGAACGATCTATCAGTTAACGCCAGAAGAAATGAAACAGATTCAATTAATAATCAATGATTGGCTAACTAGACAAACCTAATGCCTTACATCTCTGAAATAGTTAATTTAATAAATGCCACCCTAACGGAAACGTTTAAGGATGGATCTAGATTTATTAAAGACATCAAAGGAGTAAGTGAATTAGTTCCTAGAAATAATGCAGACGATCAAAACACTATTCCTGTACTTGTCAACACATCGGACTTCAAAGAATTTACGGGAGTAGATGATCGTTGGTCGCTTCAAATCTATCATCGAGTACTTAGTGTTGAGCAGGTTGAAACTCCTATCTCCTATGGTGATGGTAACGAGAATGCACGTGAGCAGGCTAACATGAGATTGGTATGTTTTGCGGATCGTAAGCGCACCAAACTTGATCCCTATCAAATGGCTTTTATGATTAGGTCTAGTTTAAACAATCAGTACTTAGGGGCTACTATTGAAGATTATAGCGGTTTAATGGGAGCAACTGTTGAGCCTAGTCAAGATAATTACAATAGCGTTGAGGTGTGGCAGAACGAATATAATTTGCCCGCTGAAACTTATCCCGTTCAATTACATCAGATATTAATTAGTATCGATTATACAATTACGACAGACTACAATAAAACTTGTATAACCTCTTGCCTTGAGTGTTAACACTTAAAAACACATAGCTATGTCAGTATATTATCCATCAGATTCAGGATGCGGAACGGGAGGTGTTGTGCCTACCTATTCATGTAATCCATGCCCTGCCTATGAATACGGGCGTATTCGTTCGGTGGCATTCATCAAATCAACTTTCTCTTTTACCGATCCTACCAACTCAACAGAGTGGACTACGGGTATCGATAACGGGGATATTATTGTCATTTGGCAAACTCAAGGCTCTTATGATGGTGGTACGACCTCAGAACTTGCAGGCTTCGGAGATTCCGAGTTTGTGAACGGCGGTACATCCCATATCCTAAACTTTAAAGACCCGAATTATCTTGAAAACTGTGATTTCTACAATCAGATTAAATACTCTAGTGAGTACACGATCGGATTCAGAACATCGTCAGCGGTTCACATCGCAGGAGCACCTGTAACTATCACACCAAAAAATCCTATTGCAGACGATCTAAAGTCGAACGTAGTTTGGGATGTTACGGTTAAATGGCAGAATGCAGATTCACCATGTCCTTACACGACTCCTGTGGGAATATTTGACCGTTGTTACATCCCTTTATCGTAGAGGGTGATGAAAACTTAGAACTTCTTGAGGATGGATTACCCGCCTTATTAGAAGAAGGTGGATACGCACTCTTAGAATCTTAACATCACCCGATACTCTCTATATTATGAGTCAAACAATAACCGGATTAACAGATGGGGTGACCGCACAGGGTAATGACCTTGTGCGGGTTGCTCGTGTAAATGGGGGCGGGTTTATTGATAGAAAACTATCACTTGCAGATGTTTCCGCTCTTGCCTCAAACGTTACGCAAAACATCACTATTACGGGAGGTAATAACCTTCGCTTTGCAGATTTTGGCGACGGCACTAATACCGTTGGAACGGGCGCAACTCGATCACTCTCATCATTAGGATACACAGAAGGAACGGCAGCGACTCAGTTTCCAAACACCGCTATTTCATGGGGGACTATCGATGTAACTACTGTCGATTATGACACCGCTTGCATCCAAGAGGCTTTTTTAACTCTTGCAAACGGCACTAATAAGATTCGTAAGCTAGTTGCGGGTGATGGGGCTTTTGTTTTAGCAGGACACGAAATCTATTTGCCTTCTTATAAAAGTGGTATTGCCTCAAATGTCGATTCTCAAATGTTTATTTTTGATGGAGAGGGTACAAGGTTTAGAGTTACAGGAACTCAAACGAATGTCTTTACAATGAACATTACCGATCAAGTGGAGGCTAGAGATTCTTGTGTAGATAACCGTTGGCGGTTCGGTAACTTCAAGATGGTTGGTAATGGCAATGCCGTTGGTATTCGCTTTGGAGCAACCCGTTCGCCACTCATTGAACAAATCGAACTTAATAACTTCGTACTCGGTTGGCAGTCGGGATTTATGTTAAATGCTATGTATATGAATATAGCTACCGACGGTTGCACAACGGGAATGAAGATAGATAAAGGTTGGTGGACTAATGCAGGATATGGAACGGCAGGAAATCAGCCCCGCTTCCTTAATTGTAGATGGAGAATGACTGATGCAACTCATGTAGGGTGTCATATTCTTGGAACCGATACACCTCTTTATGATGGATGTACGGTTGAAGGAACCGATGCTTCGTATGGAATCCTTTGTGATATTGCAGGATCAACCGTATCAAAGAAGTTGACTATTAGAAATCTTCATGCAGAGATGGGAACGGGCGGAACTTATGCCAATGCCATTATAGGGTTAACGGGCAGGGATGCACATAATATTCTTATTGAGCAAGTCTATAACCAATGCGAAGTAGCTGATCAAGTGTTATTAGAAATGAATAATACACAGGGCGTTAATAAGGCGGTATTGTTTTGTAATGATAATTCAGAAAACGATGATGCTTGGATTTTTAGAAATCTAAACAATGGCGGAGCTGGTTCATGGGACTTTATTAACACACGACTAAAAGGTAATCCTACTACAGATGCTCAGGTTTATGATGTAGCAAATACTTTAGGAATTTGGACTGCTGATAGCGATATTCCTGTCGATACAAGAGTAAGACTTACAAAACTATTAATCTAATTATATGAGAAAAATTACAATCTTCAATTACATAGCGGGCGTGATGCTCTTGCTATGTTTATCAATGAGTGCATTTGCTCAAGAAGTAAAACCCCACGCAAGAATAACTCAGGGCGGTTTTCATCCTATCACATGCCCTCAAGGGTTTATTCAGAATCGGGATTTATGGCAAGATACCGTTAGCAATGAAACATGGATTGCAACTAGCAATACTAAATGGAGATTATCCCCTACTCAATTAGGTAAAGGAATCAAAGGTGATAAAGGTGATACGGGAGCGAATGGATTAAATGGAGTTGATGGAAAAGATGGAGTCGATGGTGTTTGTCCTTCATGCCCTCCTAGTTCGGGTGGTGGTGATGGTAAAGTACGTACATGGGCTGAACTAATCGCACAACTCAATAACGACAACATTAGAGCCGTAACGCTTGGGGCTGACATTGTAGTACAAGGTAAATGGCGTTTATCCCAAACATATTCAAGATTTAAAATCATTCATGGTGATGGGTATAAATTAACAATCCCCTCCACTATTGATACCTTTATAGTTCGATCTTATGTAAGTCTATCAGAGGCAAACAAAGGAATTGATACGAGATTAATTATTGAGAATGTTGATTTCTATGGTAGCAATAATATCGCTATTTACATGGAGGCGAATTACGGTAGTGAAATTTCATCTTGCAACTTTAGAAACTTTAAATACGCAATGGACTTGAGATGGTGCATGGGGACAAATATTGTCCACAACTATTTTTGGGAGAATTACGTATCGATCAATTTAGACTATGCAAGATTTACGGGCGGGTCAAATTCTGCTAGTCAATCCAATCATCCAT